GCTTCTTCCGCTTCTTCCGCTTCAACTTCGACTTCAGCCTCTTTGTAATCTTCGGCTGTCTTTTTACCCGACGTGTCAATTTCAACGGCGCTGGAGTCTTCTACCTCCACCGTCAGCTCCTGTTCTTCGTCATCAGGAAAATTAAATTCTACTTTTTGGAACGGCATAACTTACTCCTTATACTCTCTCAACACCACGAGGATCAGGTACAACAGCCTCAATAGAGTCGTCGTTCATCAAACGATACTCTTTACCAGCTATAGAAAACCTAGTGCCCGTATTAGCACGAAACATTACATAATCACCCTGCTTACACCAAGGGCCGGTAGGGAATCGGTCTGCATCGGAATAGGCTTGATCGCCCATATCCAGCACAAGGCCAATAATTGACATGACTTGTTCGTGGGTTTTTGTGGTAACAGATTTAAGTAAGTCTGTGCCTTCAAAAGTCTCTTCGACATGCGGCATAGCAATCAATATCCTATAGCCCACAGGCGTAGGTATTTGTGCTTCAAACTCTTCTTCATTGACTATTGCTTCTGCAATATCAGTCATCTCCATACTCCAAGTTGCGCGAGAGGTCTTCTACATAGCCCAGACAGGTTTCGAGACCCCGAATTAAACCTGTGGTTTCCTTATACATGGAGAAGTCTTTTGCCCCTCCACTACTTAGAAATTGTAGTGCAGAGTCCTTGTCGGACTCGATTTTTTCTCTTAGCACGTCAAAGACGGTTTTAGCCATTATTGGCCTCTATTGTTATTAGAATCCTTCATCGCTTTTAGCAGATCTACGTCGGCCTTTGCGTTGTTCTTGCGGCGCTCTGCGGCCATCTTTACGCCGTCTTTCTTAGCTTCTAGCACTAACTCTTGTTCTTTAAGAGCTAGCTCGGCCTGATCTATTTGCGCGTCTTGCATCTGATCGCGAGCTTTCAGTTCTAGTTCTGCTTGCTTGACCTGCAAGTCCATCTGATCTTTAGCGGCTTTACGCTGCACTTCTTGCTGCTTGATCTGTAGCTCTGCTTGCTGCATCTGAATAACAGGATCTTGAGCTTTCTGCTGCGCTTGCTGCTGTGCGGCCTGCTGCTGGTGTTGCTGAGTGAGCTGCTTGCCTGCGTCTGCTACCAGCCTCGCCAAATTTACCTCCACCTGCTCTGGCAACTGCTCGCCCGGAGGTGGTAGCGGTGCACCTAGCTTCTCTTCTACCTGCTTGCGGTAACGGAAGCCAAGGTGTTCTGCAATGTGCGCCTGTAGCGCCGCCATAATCGGCTTTGCTTGGGGGTTTTGCCCAATAGACTGCATAATCATCGGGTCTTGCATAAACGCCGTGTGAGTCGCTATATGGGCGTCGTGATCTTGGTATATGAACGCTTTCATCGGCTTGCCAACAAGCGCATCCATATTTTCGCTGACCGGATCGGTCGGTTTTGCGTCGTCCTCTGTAGGAACAAGTTTGTCCGCGTTTTTAACGCCTAATACTTCAATCATCTGCCGGTGTAGCTGCGGTAAGTCATATATCTGAGGCGCAGACTGTGACATCTGCAACACTGCCTGATACTGAACTACACGTTGAGCCATCGTAGAGCTGTTCGGATCACTGACGGGTATCACATCCACCATCATGTAATCGGATACACGGGCAGATACCGCGCCCCGATACGGCTGGTAGTCGTACTGCTCCGGTGCGTTCTCAGCCATGATCGCTTTGAGCATCTTAAACTCTTGCTTCATAGCATAGTGAACACGCGCTTGTACCGCAGCCATAGGCTTCAAGGTACGTTCTAAGAGCGCCAGAGTTGTCCCTACAGGGGCGTTTGCTGACATGTCCGAAATGTTCATGTCGCTGATAGCACCCAGCCTACGGCCTTCTGTGGTGATCTGGTTGAGCAAAGCAAGTAGGGTCTGGCTAGGCTCCTTATAAGGAAGCGGCATGATGTTGTCACGAATGCTGCCTGACGGCACATCCACATCCTTGAACTCTCCCGGCTCTATGGGAGTGTCATCACCCTTAATACGCAACCCACGAGACTTGAGACCTCCGGGCAGGTTAGACAACGTACCAGCGTCTACAAGCTGCCGTATGATGGAAGTACCCGCCTTAGCGTACCCCCCTATTATGTGTATAAGACCTAACCCGTAGAACCCAAATCCGGGCACATATACGTAATGTACGAAGTGTTGACGCTTCAACATCAACTCATCTTCTTCGCTCCAGTTACGACGAATGCCTAAAATCTTGTTGTTGCCGCGCTCTAGCGTCACAACGTAGGGCTTCGCTATCTGATCCTCTTCGTCACCGTCTTCTGCATCCACACCTTCTATAACTAAGTCGGCGTGTATCTCATACAACGTGAAGCGGTCATCGTCAGTGAGCGAGTAGCCACCCTCTTCAGCCTTACGCTCTTCTATATCCGTGTGATACGGAGTCGGCTCGCCTAGCTCTACGTCTTTGTAGAACCCTACAGCCTGTAGCTTCTTCAGCTCGTTCTTGGTCTTACGCATGATATGCGTAACACGTTCTGCACTTTCTACATGCGATGCGCCGTATGGCACCACCACATCTTCTGCTGGTATGTATACAGCCGTTTGACGACCTATGTTTGGATCAAAATACACCTTCTTAAACGCACTACCAGCCAAACCAAGGCTGTATAGCAGGCGTTCATGTTCGGGCCTGTACTCCACCATGCGCTCAGTAAGCTCGTAGTTCATATCGGCTTTTACGCGCTGTGCAGCCTCTTCCTTGTCCTTAGTTTCTTCCCCAAGGACTTTTACCTTCACAGGGCCAGCGGCGGGGAACGTCTCGGACATAGTTTCCGCTTGAAAACGTATGGCCGCTTCAGCAAGGACCGTAGAGTACACACCACACGCGCCTTCCCACGGCTCAGTGCGCTCTTCGTATTTGAAGCCCAGCACATCCAAACCCTTGACGAACGTATCAGCCCAATCCTTACGGCTGGCTATATCTGAATCTACAAGACCAACAAGTTCTTCGGCTAAGGCAATGAGGTCACTGTCCTCCATCGCGTCTGCGATGTTATCTCCGAAGTCAATGACATCTGTATCGTCACCGCCGGGGATCAGTGTGATCTCCATACTGCCATCATCCAGAGTCACCGCGTCTGGGTTGACAATCTCAATCTCAAGCGCACTTTCTTCTACAGCTTCTGTCTCAATGCCTTCGGGGGCAGCATACAAACCTTTTTCAATAGCCATAATAAATCTCTAGTAGTAGCCGCTTCCGCGCCTTTTGAAATACCGTTGTTCTTCAGGCTCATCTGTCGGTAGTCGTATAAAGCCACCCTGCCTAAATCTCATCAGTGCCATGACTGTCGAGTCAACTAAGTCATCATGGCTCATAAACGGAAATCCAGCAATCTCCTCTATAACCTCTTCTGCCCACCGTGTAGCAGGCACCCACACCAGACCAGACGCTACAATATCAGATACTGAGTTCAAGCGAGCTAGCTTATCACCTGACCCTCTGTGGGGAGTATACTCTGACACAGGCAACCCCATACGTCTCATCTCTTGGTACAGCGCGGTGCCCGATGACTTCTTCTCCACAATGAACGCATCAGGTTCCCAGTCGGTATACTCCTCCAGCGCCATCTCTTTCAGCTCTGGAAACTCCATCCGCTGCTTTATACTGTTCAGTAAGATGATGTTGTACGCACCAGTCTCTTCATACAGGAATACACCCCACGTAGTAAGTGCGGTGAAATCGGCGCGGTTATGTTTTTCTGCTGCCGCGTCCAGCGACATAATTATGTATTCACACTGGGGAGGGTTCTCCTGCTCCCATATCTGCCACCACTCACGCTTGACCAGCGCAGCCTCTTCTGCCGTGGGCGTCTGCTGATACTGCGCGTTCCACTGGAATGTAGGCATAGACGCTTTAGTACGTAGAAGCGCGTCAAGATCAAAGAACTCAGGCCACAGCGGTTTCTCCACTATGTCGTCTGTCTCTTCGTCCTCTACTTCTAGTATGGCAGGGAATTCGACGACCTCGTACTCATCCGCCCGCTCATTCTGCGTCATGTCGCGTGTGACACGCCCAGTGAGGTCATCCATGTGCCATCTTGTCTGTATTATTGCAACACGGCCCCCCGGCATGAGACGAGTACGCGCTCCGAAGGTAAACCACTCGTAGGCTTTCTCAAATACAGAGAAATTACCGTTAATTACGTCCTGTTCTGAGTGCGGATCGTCCACCAACAGCAAATCTGCACCACGACCAGCCAGTGCAGAGCCAATACCGCAGGCGTAATACTCACCACCTGTGTTTGTGTTCCATCTACCGGCTGATTTTGAGTCGCTTGCAAGCTGTACGGTGGAGAAAATACCCTGATAGGCGTCTGTAGAGATCAAATTTCGCACTTTTCGGCCAAAATCCACCGCTAAATCGGTGGTGTGAGACACCATCATCACCTTTTTGCCCGGATTTCGCCCCAAAAACCACGCTGGAAAGAAAATAGACACGAGTTGAGACTTGCCGTGGCGTGGTGGGATGTTTACACAGATGCGATCTTTGTCTCCCTGCTCAATTGACATGAGCAAATCAGCCAAAATGCGGTGGTGTTTGCCAACAATGTAGTCTGGCTGCATCCGTTTACAAAATTCTATGAGGTCATCGAAGGCTTCTTGGTTTGCTTTGCGTACAGCTAGCTCATCGACGATGCGATTTATCTCCACAACCTCTTTATCTGAGAAAGAATCTAAGTTATCCAGCATGTGCTGGACTTCTTCCTCGGTAAAGTCGGGAACGGCCTCAAGCATCTGTATACTCTGCGTCCTCTATCACATCCTCGTCCGGGTTCACCAACTTCTCTAGCTTACTACGTAACTTGTTACGCAGATCATCCGTAGATTGGTGTGTGACAGTGACTTCTGACTTCTCTGCAAACAACCCTACGTCTGAGATCTTACCTAGAAGCTCCAACGCACGAATGCGTATACGTGGGTCAGCATTCTCTGACTCCAGCAGGAGCTTGTTTGTAACTAGGTGTCGGATCTCGACGGCACTTTCTGCAACAGCGTGACCGAACTCTTGGAGTATGTTGTTTGTAAGTACGAGTGAGGCAGGTGTAAGCGCCGCCGTCTTCCGCGTGCTAGCGACCTTAGAAGTTTTCTCAGGATCGTCCGCATAAGCGACAGCAAGTTTTGCTGCCACATCTTCATCTTCCTTGGAGGGTTCAATATCTAGTCCGTGTTCTGCAAGTTTCTGCGCCGTATTGCACGCCGCTGCCGCTCTCTCTTTGAGATCGACAAGAGATATGTCATCAGAATAAGGAACGCCGATTTCGGGTTCTATCAGTAACGTCATAAATTGTATGCAGACTCAGAGGTCGTTGGCGGCAATATACACAAAAAATTTTTATAGGTACAGGGACTTAAATTTTTAGGGTGGGGGGTCTCCTGTGTACAGAAAACCACTAGATGCTACCATAAAACGTCAGGTGATGTACAAACTGAGGAAAATTGTGATTATTTGAGTAAATTAGTAATACATAGGCAGTGCGGAGTCACAAACAGTGTGCGGGGTGGTAGGGGGGCGGTGCCCTTTTTTGTGTAGGAATCCTACACTGATTCGCTGGCCTAGTAAAAACTTGCCTATAACACGTTATGGCGTAGTATTTGTTTGGTCGGTTAACCGACATCACATAAACAAAAAAGGAGACACAACGTGTCAAACGAAAAGAAAGTAATTGATCTGAAGCCAACAACACGCGCCGCCATTTTTGGCCGCACCGTAGAATTCTTTAAGGCGGAAGGTTCACGCCGCGATGCCTTAGCGCATTTGCTCGGTAAAGAATGGTCGGTGGCTTCGCAACGCTACGTGCGAGCGGATCACTCGCCAATGATCCGAGTCGAGGATCTAACCGCTAAGACAGCGAACCCGCAAAAGTATGAGGCGCTTCGCGCTGCCTACATTCACGCGAGTAGCGACCGATTCGGTGCCGCCTTCGCGGGATTCACGCTGAAGCATATTGTCGCTATGACTCGTGACGATGTGGCCGAGCACAAACTGCAATTGGCCGATGGCAACAAAAAACCGCAGACAAAGGCGCAGAAAGCGAAAGTCAAAAAGTTTACCAATGCCCAAGCCAGCGCAAACAATAAAATCAGCTCTGGTATGGCTGACCTGCGCGATACTGCAAACGTGATACTTGCCAAGCCATCACGCAAATCAGAATCGGCGAAATCGAAGGCGCCTAAACTGCCACAGTCCAACACTGCTAGCGGCACCGATAGCACAAAAGGTAACGTGGCCGAGCGCGAGATCGAATCAGGTACAGCACCCGAAGCTAAGGGTACACTGCCACCGGCCATCCGTGATCCGCGATTAGTCACAATGCTTAACACCGTTGCGCAATACAGTCTGGAAGAACAAGCGCGGTTCACTGAAGTGATGATCCAAGCAATGAAGGCTTTCAACAAGTAACCAACCCACCAACCACACGGCCTCGCTTCGGCGGGGCTTTTTTTGTTTCTACGAAACCAGTTCCTAGATTAGATGTGCGCCTGAGCACAGAGCAGCGGTGCACAGCACACGTTGTGTGTAGGATTCCTACACAAAACCCGAAACCAGTTCCTAGATTAGAGGTGCGGGTAATGTTCGATCCTAATGTTCCGTAATGTTCGGTAATGTTCGTGTAATGTACGTTTTTTTAAGGGCAAAAACGTACATTAGTTTGGTGGTATCTGATGGTATCTGAGAGTATCTGAGGTTTCCCCAGCATAGGATAAGACCTATATATATATAATGTTCGTTTTTTCTATAAATATATATATACCCCTAGAATTTTGAGAGTAAAAAAGGAAAGAGAAAGGCAATGTTCGCTTCTCTTTTGCGAAGTTAAACACCCATTCAATTCTGTAAAAAAGCGAACATTAGAACATTACTTACTTTTCAAGGACTTACAAACCTACGCTAACGAACATTAACGTACATTACCGTACATTACGCGCCCCACCACCAAACACCACCAACTACCACTACACGCTTGACATAACACGTTATATGTGAGACAATATATCTGTCGGTTGGGAGACCCACACCGACACCAACTTTGTGTAGGAATCCTACACACAACACTAAACAAAACAGAGACAGTGAAGAATGAAATATTGGTTAGCAGAGATTAAAGAGCAAAATGGCGAGTTTGAATACAGAGAAATCATCATGTTTCAGGCTGAAACTTTAGAAGCCGCTGACGAGATACACAAATATTACGTTAGCACTTGGTACGGTGACGATATGGACTGGGACGAAAACGAGGAAGGTTTTTGGAACGACTGTAACCTTACCAAAGAAGGAAAGATGGTAGAGATTGATGAGCATACGTTCACAAACAGTGGTATTGCACGGTTATTCCCAGACATGACCGTAATTCTTAATGAGGATATTCGTAATGCGTAAGATAGA